ACATGATATTATACCATTTAATGGGGCTAAAATAGGTAATTTAACAGAAAAGTATATTCAGTTTATTCAACCTACAAAGGGTCAACTTTGGCTTAGAACTAGAGTGGCATTATTTGGTGGGTCAAATTATGATCCAACTGGGGAATTAGACTTAGTTAGTGGTTGGAAAGCATACCCAAATGTTATTAAAAAATATTCTGATATTAAAGAAAGCCTATTTGATTATTATTCAATTAGACTTGTTTTAAACAACACTAACAAGGAAAAAATATTTAAGTTTAACACCGAGTTTTATAACCCATCTGCAGGTGTGACATATAAACTGGTTACCGATGTGAACCCATCTACAGGTAGATTTGATGGCCCAGTACACAGCGGACCGGACATAACTGACCCTAAAGCTGGTATATATGGTATAGCTATGTGCGCAAAGCTTATGAAGAAATTAAAATTAAAGGAAGGGGATGTTGTGTATTTTAGATTAACTTAAGAAAAATACCAATTATTGAAGTATTTATAGGTATATATTTTAACACTATGGAAAAAATAAATAAATCAGTAGATCAGTTTTTGAACCAAAAGGTTTCAAAACAAGTATCAAATGACTCAATGGAGAGAGAAGAATGTGATTTACAAACTGGCGAATGCTATGTTATTAGATCAAAAGATGGTATCGTTGAAAGAATAAATAAAAAATACATTACCGAAGACGGTAGACAACTATTACAAGACTAATGCTATGTTAGAACAAAAACTTTTAGAAGAAATAAATAGATATAAATCTATTAACAAAAACGCAAAATCACTTTATTTAATTGATGAGCAAGAATTACCGCCAGCACCACCAGCACCAGACATGGCAGCAGGTGACACAGGTACTGAAGATCTTCCAATGGCAGAGCCAACAGGCGCGCCTGAAGCTGGATCTCTACCAGATTCACCAGAAACATCAAGCACAGAAGAGGTGGATGTTACTGATTTAGTTAACATGACTAAAAACATTAAAAACGAATTAGAAGCATCTAAAGGTGAACAAAGCGGTGTTATGCAACAAATGGATGCGGTATTCAGTAAGTTAGATGATCTTGAGATTAAATTAGGTAATATGGACGCGGTTATCGCTAAAATTGACCAACTAGGTGCAAAGATAGATGATGCTAAACCACAAACACCTCAGGAAAAATTGGAAATGCGTTCTTTGGACTCATATCCTTTTAATGAGAAACCACAAGAGTTTTTTGCACATAAACAACAAGAAATGAGAGCTAGCGGTAAAAACGAATATGTTTTAACTAAAAGTGACATTCAAAATTATTCCAAAGAAGATGTGACAACATCATTTAATCCTTTTGAAGATGAACAACAACCTCAGTTCTAATGTAAATTTATTTCTAGGTTTGCAGTGCCAATTTAAGATAATGCATTGGCAGACAAAGGGTTATGCTAGACACCAAGCATTTGGTAATATTTATGACACCTTAGATGATCTAATAGATACCTATGTTGAGGTTTCAATGGGTAAATTTGGTAGATTTGTGTTAGATGAATCAACTAGAAATATTGAAATATTTAACCTACAAGATATTGAAATCGTTAAGTTCATTCAAAAAATAAAACAATTTTTAATTGAGCTAGGTAAGGAATTATCACCAGAAAGTGATACCGACTTATTGAACATAAAAGATGAGATGCTTGCAGAAGTCAATAAATTAGCCTATCTTTTGACCTTAGAATAGTCATAAAAATATTTTTTATAAAAAAGTAAGACCGGATTTTTTAATCCGGTTTTTTTTATGTATATTTTGATATAAGATTTTTAACAATTAAAAAAAACTATTATGGCAACAGTAGATTCAGTGCTAGCACAGTACGAAAAAAACAAAAACGCTACAAGTAGCAACGCAAACAAAATGTCGAGTGAAGACAGATTGAAAAGGTATTTTACAACAGTTCTTCCTAAGGGAGTAAAGTCTGGTGAAAAGCGCATCAGAATCCTACCAACAGTAGATGGTGAGACGCCTTTTAAAGAGGGGTACTTTCACGAAATACAAATTGATGGTAATTGGACGAAGTTATACGATCCAGCACAAGAAGGTAAACGTTCACCTTTGAATGAAGTAAAAGATGCATTATATGCAACTAAGGTTCAGTCTGATGCTGAATTAGCACGTCAATATCGTTCACGCAAATTCTATATCGTTAAGGTTATTGATAGAGACAATGAGCAAGATGGCCCAAAATTTTGGAGATTTAAGCATAATGCTAAAGGAGATGGTATCATGGATAAAATCTTCCCTGTCTTTCAAAAGAAGGGTGACATTACTGACATTGAAACGGGTAGAGATGTTACATTATTTTTAACATTAACTAAATCTGGTAATGGTAAAGAATATACATCAATTAATTCTGTTATGCCAGAAGATCCAACACCACTCCATGTTGATCCAACACAAGCTAGTGCTTGGGTAAATGATGAAATGACATGGAATGATGTTTATGCTAAAAAACCAGAAGAATATCTAGAAATGGTTGCTAAGGGAGAAACCCCAACTTGGGATGTTGATACTAAGAAATGGGTATCAAATTCTCAGGGAGAAGAAGTGTTTAAAGCGCCTTCTGCGCCTATTCAAGATCCTCAAGAAGAAGAGGACACAGATGAGAACTTACCGTTCTAATTAATTAAAGGGGTGGAGATAACGTCAGAAGCCCCATATTTTAAAACAAAAACACAATGGCAGCAATCAAGAAAAAACAATTTAGCGACGAAGATATTCTAAAAGAATTTTCGACAAAAACAAAATACAAGGATACTAACTATTACTATTGTGGTCAGGCATATCTAGATGCTTGTGGTATGCCGGGTCCAGTTATGGGTGGTATTAATATGTTCTTAGGACACTCTAACTCATCTAAAACAACAGCAATGATTTTAGCTGCGGCAGATGCACAAAAGAAGGGGCATTTACCTGTTTTCATTATTACAGAAAAAAAATGGAATTGGGAACATGCCGTTCAATTAGGACTTCAGGCCGAGCAAGATGAGGATGGTGAATGGCACGGTAACTTTATCTTTAACGATGGGTTTGATTATATTGAAGAAATCACTGAGTTCATTAATAAATTAATTGATGCTCAAGCTTCTGGAAAATTAAATAAATCATTATTGATCTGTTGGGATTCTGTTGGATCTGTTCCATGTAAAATGACATTTGAAGGTAAAGGTGGTAAACAACACAACGCTTCAGCATTAGCAGATAAAATTGGTATGGGTATTCATTCAAGAATTTCTAAATCAAAAAAAGAGGATTATCCCACAAAAGAGAACCCATTGTATGTAACAATGATTGTTGTTAATCAACCATGGGTAGAACTTCCAGATAACCCTTTTGGGCAACCAGAAATTAAAGCAAAAGGTGGAGAAGCATTATGGTTAGCATCATCAATTGTTTTCTTATTCGGTAATCAAAAGAAAGCCGGTATCAATCATATTGACGCGGTTAAAGGCGGAAGAAAGGTTACATATGCAATCAGAACTAAAATCTCAATTCTTAAGAACCACGTAAATGGTTTGGCATATAGAGATGGTAAGATCATTGCGGTTCCACAAGGATATATTCATGATACCAAAGAAGCTCTAGAAACTTATAAGAAAGATTATTCTGATTACTGGAATAAGGTACTTGGTGGGTTTGGTGAAGGAGATATCACATTTTCTGAATCTGAATATGAAGAAATTGGTGGCGAATAGCGGAATTTATATTGTTTAACATTTAACACAATAGACGAAATGTCTAATACATTATTGGTTGATGGAGATAATTTATTAACCATAGGTTTTTACGGTCAGAAAAATAGATTTTATAAGGGTCGTCATATAGGTGGTTTATTTCACTTTATTGACACTCTTAGAAGATCGTTTGAAACATATCGTCTAGACAAAATTTGTGTCTTCTGGGACGGCAAAGAGGGGTCTCAATCAAGAAAGAAGATATATCATCACTACAAAGAAAATAGAAAGCAAAGAAACAGAACAGAAGAGGAAATCAACTCGTATCAATATCAAAGAAATCGGATAAAACAATATCTGGAAGAATTATATGTTAGACAAGCTGAATTTGAATACTGTGAATCTGATGATTGTATTGCCTTCTATACGCAAACATCCCCAAA